TTTGACATTATTTTTTATCCCTTACGCTTTTATGAAATGTTGTACCATAAATTCTTTCTGCTTTTCCAGTATCTCTCATTCTCTTAACTTCTTTAGAAGCTTTGATACCTTCTTTTCTTTTATTTTGAAGTCCTTCTAATTTTTTAAATCTTTTAACAGATTCTTTTGTTCTAACAATGTTAGCTCTACCTTCTTGAGTTTTCCCTTTCATAGAACCAAAGTCAGAATTTTCTTTTTGAATTCTTTTCATTGTAGTTTTAAGTTGTCTAGGTTGTGTAATTGTTGGCGCAACTTTTTTAGATCTTGGTGTTAATTTATTTACCAGATTTTTTGCAGCTCCTACGTATTTATTTACCATTTTTTGCTCCTTTAAATATTTGTGTTCCCTTTATACCATAAATACTCGCAACTACAAGTATCCATAAATTTGTAAACCATTTTGGAAGCTCTGAAAACATTTCGAAGAACAGTTTTACTTTGTCCATCGCAGTAGGATCGTCCGATATCACTGCCCAGGCCAAAATTGCGATAGGCGTTGACAATATTATGAGAACCGCCTCATCCTTCCAATCAGATTGTCTAGCTTCTAATAATTTACCTTGGTAAGCTTCTTTTCCTTCAGCCATTTTCTGTGCATGCATTAATTGTGCATCAGACATTGCCATCTTCGTCTTCTGACGGTTAGCATAAATTTTACTACCAGCAGAAACAGCTAATTTAATTGCTGAAAACCACATAAGTTAGTACCAAGTAGCTATTTTTTTCTTTTCAGCTAACATTCTTCTAGTTCCTCTAACTTTTTCCTTATCTCCTGTAGGAATTCCGTTAAAAGCACCATCAGCAGTTGATTTAGATCTAGGATCTATCTCAACATTCTGAGAAGGTACTGCTACTTTTTTAGATTTTTTATAATTCATCATAATTGTTTACCTTTTTGTTTATTACTATCTTATTTTTGTCTATTTTTAAAGCTATTTGACATCTGTTGTTTGGTTAAAGATGTATCTGCTCTTAAATTTGCCAAATCTTCGTTTTGATCAAGCTTTTCATCATTAATTTCTCTAGCTTGTACTAGTTTTGCTCTATCCATTTCAGCTTTTGACTCATCTGCTTCTCTTTTACGTTCATTTTCCATAGCTCTTAAGTCTACTTCTCTTGCTTTTAGTTTTAAAAGTGGATCAGAATCAAATTGAGATGTAATTTTCTTCTCTTCTTGCATAAATTCTTCAGTCATTTCAGCAATTAAAGTAGCTTTTCTAGCTTCTATCTTTTGAGATACTTGTTGCATCTGTTGAGCAACTTGTGGATTCTGTTGTGCCATCTGTTGCATCGCCATCATCTGTTGCATTTCTTCTCTAAACTCTAATTGTACTTGTTCTTGAGCCATTAAACTAATGTGCTCTAAAATATTTTTTTGAATTGATGCCATTATTGCAGGATTATTTCTAACCATGTTAGTTGACATAAAATTTAAATGCGCTGTAATGTGTGATCTATGATCTTGAGCTGGAAAAGCTTGAAAAGGTTTTCCTCCTAAAGCATCAATGTGTTCTAAAGAAGGATCTTTAGGCATTGGTGGTGGAGGTGGTGGTAAAATTTGATCAATGTTTTTAACTCCAAGAGCTGAATACATATCTCTGTAAACTGCATATAAATTATGTATTTGTGGATTAGATGTAGCTAATTGTAATTCAGTTTGAGCCAAAGTAATTCTTTGAGACATAGAAAAAATATTTGGATCTGCAACAGGTACAATATCTATTCTGTCATCAAAATCAGTTTGTTTAATTTGTCTTTGCCCACCTACAACATCGTAAGGATAAACTGGCGGTAAGTAAGTAGCAATAATTCTAGAAAGAATTCTAAATTCTTTTTTTAATCCAGTGTATAATCTTTTGTGAATTGCAGACATAACTTTAGATCCTCTTTCAAGAAGAGCAACTGTTGTGCCTACGGCTGCATTTGAATTTCCTTCACCCACTTGCATTTCAGATATTGAAGCAAATCTTTGACCCGCTTGAACAACAATACCCATAAGTTGTAATAATGTTTGTGATGGTTCTTTATAAGGTAAAGGATAGAAAGCATCTCTTAATGATCCACCTGGTGCATCTACATCTTTAAATTCACCTGGTTGAATTGGAGCAGCTTCATCTCTAACTCTTACACCTCTTTGTTTAAATCCTGCTGGTAAATTTGATAATGTACCTGCATCTAATAATTGACGAAGAGCAGTCGTTGCTGTTCTACTCAATCCACCAATCATGTGTATTAATCCAAAACCATAAAATCCTAATCCTGGTAAAAATTTAAAGTGAACAAAATATTGAATTTTCTTTTTCTTTGCATCTTCGGCTGCATAGTTTCTTCTAATTGAAAGAACTTTTGTAGTGCCTTCTTCAATTGTAACAATGTAAGGTAACTTGATACCAGTTGGTTCTCCGTCTGGACCATTGTCTTCAAAACCTTCAAGATCTAAATTAACATGACATTCTAACAACGTATACATGTCATCAGGTTTTCCTGTTTTTGTAGTTCCTTCTAATTCTTTTTCTTTTGCTCTAAGTTTATTTTCTACAACAGCTGGCGTACTTAATTCTATATCAGAATAAAAACCAGCAACTTGTTGTTTTCTTAAATCATTCTCAGAAATTTTAACTGTATGAATAATTGCTTCCGCATCGTCTAATGAGGTAGCCGTATACGGAACAATTAAATCATCTGCAGGGACAAACTTTGAAACAGCTCGTCCTAGTAAATCGTCATAGTAAACTTTTTTAAATGCAGAACCTGCTAGAGGTAAATGAAATAACATTTGATCAAACTCGGGTTCATATTCTTGCATTTGATCCATAATTTGATAATTCATAAAATCTTTAACACGTTGTGCTTGTTGTTCTTTTTGTGGATTAACAGCTCCTAAGATTTGTGTTCTTACAGGGCCATCGCTTGGTAATAATTCTTTGTAAGCCATAGATTGAAACTGAGTTACAGCTTCTGCTAACACAGGGTGTGTTGCACCTGAGGCACCTTGAAAAGGTTCTGTTCTGTTATTATATTTAAATCCTAATAAATCTAAACCTTCCATATAAGATTGTTCCCAATCTTTTCTAGACATTTTGTAATCTGTATAATTGTTTTTTAATTCAGATCCTAATGGATCTAAAACGTCATCAGGTAAAATATCTGCAAGGTTATCAAAGTGAGACTCTGTTCCTGGTATATTTATTGCACCTGGTTCAAAATCAATTGTAGCTCCACCATCTTCTTCTGGTGTAACTTCTACCGGACCTTTTTCTTTTACTTCTTCTTGTAATTCTACTTCTTCCTGTTTACCAGGAATTTCTAATTCCGTACGAATTTGATTCGGAAGTGATTTATCTATGTCTGCCATGTAATCTCCTAGTGTTATCTATCACGTTTTAATATAGAAGCCAAGCCCTGTGGTGTGGGTCCTGCTTCTGGGGGTTTACCAAATCTTTCGCCTGCTATTTTAGCTAATCCTCCACCTGCATATGATTTAGTTAAAGCTGGTGAAATATTTGATCTTCTCTCTATGGCTCTTCTAGCAAAAGGATCTTGATCAAGACCTATTTGAAACCTTTTAACATTTTCAACTTCTGCTCTTCTCTCGAAAGCCTGTTGTTCTGGAGAACCTTGTTTAAGTATTGTAAATATGTCTTCTCCTTTTTCCCTTTGTTTTATTATTGATCTAGTTTGATCCATAACGTCGTCTTCTGCTTTAAGTGCATCTTCTAAATTATACTCTCCTGGACTTGTTAAATCAAATGGATCTAATTGCCCACCTACAACTTCGCTTTCTCTATCGTAAAGTTTTATAAGTTTATTATAACTTTCCATTGCTGTTTTATATCTATTTGCAGCAGGTTCTGTTCCTGCAATTCTTTCCATTTCCATAGCATCTGCTTTTTCTTCTCCTCCGCCAAAAGGAATACTCATCCAATTTCTAAACCATGCTTCTTTACCCGGCATTCCTCCTAAATAATCATTGGCTACAATCATACCTTCTATAAAAAAATCTCCACCAACTCCTAGTGGACCTAAAGTTGCAAGTGCACCTTTAGTACCTACTCTAGCTCCTACTTTAGCAACTTTGTTTAAATTAACAGAAACTTTATTAGCTTCATCAATAGGTAGTTTACCTTGTTTTAATTCTACTAATTTTTTTTTCATGTTGTTTGCAGCTTCTTGAGGAGTGCATTTAGTTACTGAAGCTCCTGTTGATTTTACAGCTCTTGGGCAGAAATTAAGTAGAACTTGATTAATTGCTTTTGATTGTTTATTAATTCCAGAGGTATTTTTAACTTTTGGATTATCCGTAAAATATAATTCATCTACTATTTCTGATGGTGATCTTAATTTTCTGCCTCTTACTAAAACATCTTCAGCTAAATTTAATTCATCTTTAACTAATTGATTAAATGGTTTGTTATAATTATATCCTATTTTTTTTAAAATTTTTTCTTTA